TATTGCCACCGGGGGCGCGGCTTCTTAGAGCCGCAGCTTAGGCAGGCTCTTTCCCAAACTTGCTGACGCTGACGCTTTGAAGTTTGATATTTGGCTGCAGGGAATATTGCTATCCCTTCGCGATTGAGGATACGCTTTAATGTATCCACACAGCACCCAACCTCAGATGCCATTTGTTTGAGGGGCATTTGTGATGCCCAGTTTCTTTTTAGTTGGTCAATGTCAGCCTTAATAACTGGTCTGGCTGGCATTCAAGTTCCTCATAAGTTAGCTGTTAAACAAACTTACGGGTAAATATAGTACAAAGTTTTATTTATGCATATAAAAAATCTATTGACAGCCCTGTCCCGGCCGATTTATTAAAAAGAATCGGTCGTCTATGATAAGCCCATATGAAGAGTTCATCACGCTCACTTCGGGTTCGCTTGAGAAACCTAATCGATGGGCCCATCAGATAAGCTCTTCATAAGACAGTTTCCACAGTATCATTTTTTTCCAGTTTTTTTTCACACCACTCGTCAATTAGGTGCAATGGAAGGTTGTATTCAGCAGCAACCGTCGCCTTCTGGCTACCCATATCAACAAGATACTGAACCCGTTTTCTCAGCGGAGTGCTGGCAATTACGACTGGCTCTCCATCCTGTGCTTCGCCAAATCCTATATAGCTGGTCCGGTGGGCAGGGGTTCTGTTTCTGACCTTGCCGTAGCTAACCTTGATGGCTGTCCTGATGAAGTATTCCTCATTATACAGTTCTTCCTTTTTGCGCTTTGCCTTTTGCAAAGCTTCCCAGCCAGTATCATCGACAATGCCTTTTGTCTCTTCTGCCTCCGCATTGCCAGCTTCCGTATCTGGATAGATTTGCGTTACCCGCATCTGCACTTCCAGCAAGTTTAACTGTGCTGTTGAACCAGCTTCAGATCCAAGCTGGGTGACGGCACCAGTTTTACTCTGGGATGACTGAACCTTGTTTGCGTGGTGTAAACCAATGACTGCATAACCAGCGTTCCGCAAAACCAATATCGCCCGGTTTATCTCTGCCCACTGGTGAGAGTCATTCTCGCTGAACCCGTTAAATGCTGTTCGAAAAGTATCTATCACAATCACTTCCGCTTTGTGATTTTCGGCATTCGCCATTACTTCTTTTATGCCTTGCTCCGTGTCCAAGGTAAGTACAGTTCCGTCTTTCATTGCCGGAGTGTAGATCGCAAACCCATTGTCGTCGGCACCAGTGAAAATCTTTCTGAGGTTTTCCATCCTCTCAAGGATTTCATTCAAGCTGTTCTCGTAATCGAGATACAGAACTCGCGTTTGTTTTCTGTTTTCAAAGACACCGAAGTCCTTACCAACACAGGCAGCATAAAGAAGGTGCGCGGTGAAAAGAGATTTGCCGTGCCCGGAATATCCATACACCTGACATATAGCTGGCAGTGTCAGGGCAGGGTACATAATAAATTGCTGGTCTCCAATCTGATCCCGTAGCTCATCCAAATTCTCGTTTGTTATTAATGGTTGAAGCTTTTGACGATGCTCTTTTACAGGAGCAACTTCTGGAGTTTGTTCTTTGTAGTTGTCTCCATCCCAAGCATCTGGGTTTTGCAGCCGGTCCCGGGAAACGATTGAATCTATAGTTCTCTCAACCTCTTCTTCATCTAATGGATGTTCCCAGTTTGGGAGGGACATAAGTTCATGCACCCGCTCAGAAATCTTTTCGAGAGGGTGTCGCTTCGCAACCAACTCGCCAACGATTGCTGTTACAGTGTGATTGCGACTGCCTACCTTCACAGGCACTCCGCTCTCAATCATCGAAATCGTACTTTCCTTGTCACTAAAATCGACGCCAGTAAAGTCAACGACGATTACATTCTTCTTCCGTAGCTCTGCTATTTCTTCTTCAGAGAATCTCTGTTCCTTTGGAGCTGTAAATCTGCCGGACTCGATAGGTTTCCAAATGAAATCTTTGTCATCCTGTATTTCTGAAAAATCATTTATCCAGACATATTTATTTAATTTGTCAGAACAATAACTAGGAGGCAGTCTTATGATCCCGCCATTTGCTCTAAGATCGAGGCCATGTACAAAAGGCCAGTCACCTTTTTTTCCTGGAAACTCGCCAACCTTGTTGCGCTGGTTAACTTCATCATTGTTCAACCAATAGTAATGATAGCCTCTACGAGATTGGACGACGACTGGGGATGTGAGACCTAGCATCCTTGCTTCCGTTGCGGCCTCTTTGCTGTCGGCATCAACAACCACTATTCCAGACATCGAACCTGTCACTGCCGCTATATCAAAAAATTCCACCGGACGTTTGTCCAATACAGAAATAGGGGGGGTCTCATCAAACCAACCCAACATCTCTTCTGGAGATGGTGGTGGTTGATACTCTGGATGTGTCTCCGGCAAACGCCATTGTTTATAATGTATGTGACTTGTTGGCGAACCTATGATTGTGGGAACAAGTATCCAATTATATTCCTCGACATACTTATGAGCAGCTTCCTTCACCCGCTTCTTGTGTTCTAGTAACTGCTGTCTCTCCATTCCAGTAATCCTTTATATTTAAACCTTTGTCGAATGTCATGTGCATCAACTTATCGTTCACCCTGTTGTACCTAACCCAGTTATGTACGGTTGTTCTATGCACTTCACATCCGTTCTCAACAGCTTTTATCCCGCCAAGATCCTCGATTAATTGCTTTACGTTTATCATTGCTTCTTCTTTTTTTTGTTATTTGATGAAAAAACTCTACACAAATTATTAATAGTAAGTTATATTAAAGTCAAACTTATTTAAAACTTTAAAGTAAAGGTACAACGAATGAAGGAAAACGGAGTCGCGTACGGGCACAATGCACCGCCAGTTGATGAAGCTGCACTCTATGAAGCAGCCAATGAATTTTCGGAGAATGCGAAAGCAATCGCAAAACTCAATGACCGAAACAAAGATCTTAAAGATGTTATCGGTTCGATGTTTCCAAACGAAAGCGGAGAACAATTCCACTACATAACCAGCAAGGGGATGAAAGTAATTTTTTCCCAGAGTGAGATAAGAAAGTTCGAACAGAAAATACTGGAAGAACTTTATCCGCTTGGCTCAGAAGACACGCCAGATTGTATGAGCATTGACTATAAAGTAAATGCAAGGAAGTTCGATGCGCTGCCAGCCGACAGTGAAGAAAAACAAATGTTAATGCGGGCACTAACACGCAAACCAGGTCTGAGAAAAATAACAGTGGAGATGGATAATGACTGATGAAGCACCAGCCTATGATGAAGGTGATTTTAAGCCCCTGTCTACAAAGACAGTTGAAATAAAATATCAGAAGACGCTTTTGTTTGGGCCACCGGGCGTAGGCAAAACAACACAAGCTGCACTACTACAAGCAAAGCTTGGCAAGACATTAATCCTTAGTGGAGAGAATGGGCTGTCATCTATCTCTAATGATGATGTTGATTTCATGCCGTTCAGTAGATACGCACCTCTTCAAGATAAGGCGGCAGAGGCTGCAAGGATAAAGAAAGGCGATTACTGTCTGAAGCACCTTATTGCCTATGTGAAAAACTATGCCAAGGATCAGGGTTACAAAGTAATTGTATTAGACAGTTTAACTAAAGCCAGTCAGTTAATTTTTGATTACTGTGAGCATGAACACAAATACGACAAGACGCAAACTGGTTCCATTTACCAGATGCACAATAGGCTTCTCGAAAAAGTCATAAGAGATATTACTGGACTTAATTGGTGCAACAAGCTTGTTGTCGCCCTTGAGAAAAAAGAAACGCTGGATGATCTAGGTAGACCAGGGGGCACCCGCCCTTATAACGTCCCGTACATCCAAGGGAAAAAGTTAGTGCCTTATCTCATGGGTGCATTCGATAATGTCTGGGGATTTTACAAAGCTCCCTGCACAAAAATTCCCGGCGCGATGAACCGCTTCTTTGTCACCCAGTCTATCAATGGCTGGGAGGCGAAGACGAGAGATCCAAGCAGACCTCCACGACTACGACCTATCGAGCCGTATTCAGACATCACTGAATTAATATCAATTCTGAAGATGAATGATGAGGAATTTAAATCTCTGCAAAAAGCCAGAGAAAAAGCTGAAGCAAAAGAAGAAAATAATAAGGAGAAAAAAGATGGGTAGAATAATTATAGATTTGTCTGGTGAAGAACCGATAAGAACAACGGATTACAAACCAAGTTGGAACAACGGGGAAAACATTTGTGAGATTGCAGAGGTCGAAGATTTGACTGCCGACTGGGACAGCACGGATCGAAAACAAATACTAGTCAAATACAAAAACTATCACTTCCCTGACATATCCACGAAGCATCACTATTTCACAGTAGACAGAAAAGACGCACATGAGGGCCATCCAAACTACCGAAAAGGATATGCCACAAATGTTCGTATCGAAAAAGAGGGATTGCATAAACTCCTCGTACTTTGTGATGCATTACCTAAAGATGCAGAACCGACACAGTTAGACTTCGATACTGATGACCTTCTAGGAAAAGTTGTCGGAGTAAATATGAGGCAACCAGTAAACGACGACGGAACAGTTAAACAATTTCAAAACCAGAAAGGCGAAATGCAAAACGAACCCGCGAGACCAATCAACGGTAGGGACTGTGTGTTCAAGCCTACTGCTGATAAGATGGAAAGCAGCCAGAACTTGGTTCGCATAAAACCCAAAAGAAAAACTGAGGTTGAGTTAAAACCAGTAGAGCCAGACCAGAGCGGTGGGCTTCTGGATGATGAAATTCCCTTTTAATGTACCGAATACTTGTCCTCATGTTGTTTTTCTCTTCTCCGGCATGGGGGCAAGTGCCTTGTGTTAATGCAGACCAGGGCAAGAAAGAACTAATTAAACAAGGCCAGCTTCCTACCTTTGTCGGTCTAAGTAATAGAGGGCACTTGACCCAAATATGGGTGGACAATAAATCAACCGGATGGACGGCTATCTACATACTGCCACAAGAGACCAAGCTGATGTGCATCGTAGACAGCGGCACAATCTCCAGCTTGCTTGATTTAGAAGCGCAAAAGAAAGCAATGGCAAATGACTAACGCTCACGAATTAAATGGCAGTCTCACCAGAGACATTGATGCAATCGCGCCAAGGGAAGATACGCCCCGCGAGTATATAGGTGCATCAAATGTGGGAAGTGAATGCGAAGCGGAGATAGCATTCTCTCATAGAGGATTTCCAAACAACGAACTTCCCCCAAGGACAGAAAGAATATTTGAACTAGGGCATATGCTGGAGAATTTAATCCTAAAGCATTTGAAAAAAGCCAACCGAAATGTGTGGGAGAAAGATGGCAACACAGGAAAACAATACAGGGGCACAGCTTTCAACAATCATATCATTGGCAATGCAGATGGCATCATAGAGGTTGATAGCGAAGCGATGCTTTTAGAAATAAAATCAATGAATGATGCATCGTTTAAAAAATTTAAAAAGCATGGAGCTAAAATTAGTCACCAGCGGTATTACGCACAGATACAGCTTATGCTGTATCTCAGGCCAGGAGACATCCCTATGCGACGGGCGATCTTAGTCGCATACAACAAAAATAATTCTGAGTACTGGGATGAATGCATCGAAGCTGACCACGACTATATCATGTACCTCAGAGCAAAGATCCAACGCATACTGGACAATGAGGCTACCAAAAAATCAATTGATGAGACCGACTGGTATTGCAAAAGCTGGTGCATGAAGTCGGATACTTGCTGGCATGGAGTTGCTCCAGAGAAAAAGTGCAGCACTTGTAAACACGCTGAAGCCAATGACCATGTGCGATGGCGTTGTTCGTTGCACGACAAGGAAGCGAAAGATCCTTGTGACGATTACGAAATTTACCAACCAAAAGCGAGACTGTTATGAGTGAGTTCGAAAAAGTCTCCGCAGAAATTTACAATTTGGAGGGTCAGATAGACACGATAAAAGAAAACCTCGCGAATAGAATTTCTGATGAGGCAGAGATGAAGAAGGCAATCAGCAAGATAGCATCTTTGTATCAAGATCTAGCAAAGCTTAAAGCAAGAAAAGACACGATAGAGTTTGAGAAAAAATATGGCGGTCAAGAAGAAGGGTGAGGGACCAAATCCAAAAGCAGCATTCGGAGATAAAAAAACACCACTGTTTTTGATCCCGACTATCCCGCTGAAAATGATTGCCTGGGTTATGAAAGACGGGGCAGAAAAATATGGACCGTTCAACTGGAGAAAAACAAAGGTGAATGCTTCAACCTACATCAGTGCAACTCACAGACATTTCAACGCATGGACAGAAGGAGAAAATATAGATCCCGAAAGCGGTCTGCATCACCTTGCTCATGTGGCTGCAAATATTTTTATTTTACTGGATGCAATACTCACAAAAAGTTTGATTGATGATCGACCTAAACTAGAGAAAAGAAGCAATAAGTTTGAGGGAGGAGCAGATGGACTCTTTCGAGAGACTAAAAGTCGGAGATAGTGTCCGGCATATTAATGGAGACTTCGGCTACATTGGAGATCAATCCGAAGAAGGCTTCATCGTTCATTGGGTGAATGGACAAGTCAGCCAGCCATTATTGGCTGGCTATCTTGAAAAAGTTAAAAGCGGTCTGACCATTTTGGGAAGATAGTTTCATAGACGTTCAGCGGTGGTCGCTGACGGCCCCTAGGTGGTGGTTTGATTTTAAAATCCAACTGTCTGTTTCAGCCACCTGGGGGTTTTTTATTTTCTGTTAGCTGGGCGACTGCCAAACCAGAATGTTATTGCCAGACTGCACATAAAGACTACTTCTTCGGCAAGCATCTTTGT